AAGGTGGTATGAATAAGACGGTGTTTGAATCAGGAACACCTAAGAAAACTCGTCAAGGAAGAAGTGCTCGTACATTGCTTTCAGCAACTTCTCGCAATGGAAAACAAAAGAAATATAGAGGACAAGGTAAAGGATGATGTATACTCGTGATCAAATTTTAGATTCGATCCGAAACTTAAAAACATGCCTCAAACATAGTACCATTCCTGGTGCTGGTGTTGGGGTTTTTTCTTTAGTAACTATTCCAAAAGATACTCTTATCTTTGATGTTGAAAGAAAAGATGATTATTTTTTTAAGTATTCAGAGATAAAAGATCTTCCGGAGAGTATTCGGGACTATATAACAGAAATGACTGATGGCATAGAAAATGGATTTTACTTAGATGTCCCAGCATTTAAAATCTACACTGCCTATTATATTAATCACTCACACGAACCCAATGTTTTTTGGGATAGGAGAACTGACGAACTTTTTTCCATCCGAGATATTAAATCGGGGGAAGAGCTAACAACATATTATAAACCTTTAGAGAGAAACTTTTAATGTTTGTGATTAATTTACCTCCAAAAAAAGTTTGGATTCGTAGAGAGTATCTAAGAGATCTTCGTGATGGGCAGGGAGAATATGTTAAATCTTGGTGGGTATCATTAAAGTCTATATGGGGTAGATCATTCTACTTTGAGGCATATATTCCAGAGTATGGCGCTCTTTATGATAAACTTCCAATATCAGCATTTTTGAATTGGGAGAGCGACCATCCAGATAAACCAAGAATTCTTAAAAAAGATCTACCACTATCAGATCTTCAGTACTGGGATTGTTTCGATTATGACTCTGAAATTACTGAGAAGCAGTTTTTATATACAATGAGCGTTGAAGTTAAACATAGATCAGGATATATTTCCGAAGGTGGAAAATATTTGTTCACAATTGATTCGTGTCATCGTGATAAAAATAATACAGATCTTACATTTTCAGAACTTCCGGAAGAACATAAGTCACATAACTGCGTTATTCTTCCAAATGGACAAATTGGTCTCTACCCAAACAACCGTTGTAGGTGGAAAGATGAAAGTCTAACACCAAAAACTCTTAAAAAACCAGATTTTCTTGTTTCTACACGTAATTTTACAACAGAAAATGGTCAGTATGCTGGGTATTTAGGTCATACAGAAGAATATTTCTGGGAAGCGGAGCAAAATACCAGAAATAAATAGGATTTGAGGATAGCAACCCCGTAAAAAGTTCTGATTTATCAAATCAGGAGCAAAAAATGACCAAACAAGTCAATAAAGATCAAAATTTTATGAAAAATCGGTGGGGAACTGAATTTTTATCATCAGAATATGGTTGGGAATCAAAGATCGAGAAGCAAAAAATGCTTAGAGAGATTGCAAATGATGATATAACACCTAAAAAACACGATTTTGTTGTCCAAAATGAAATTCATGAGAAAATTCGCAATGATGAAGACTATGATGACTGGGAATATGGTACTGAACCACTTTATGAATCAAAAAATCGGTGATAAATAAGATAGAATTGTAATAATCAATGCCTTTAGAAAGGGTAAGTCAAGGTTTTAGAGACATTAGTATGACTTTTCAGAATAATCCTCTGAATAGTGATCTAATTGCTCTTAAAAATGAAACTGCAATTGCACGTTCGATAAGAAACATTGTATTTACTCTTCCTGGTGAAAAATTCTTTAATCCTAATTTTGGATCTAGAGTAACTAGATCCTTATTTGAAAATATTGATGAAATAACAGCATCAAATATCAGAGATGAAATTGCAACCTCAATTGTAAATTATGAGCCTAGAGTGGAATTAAAAAATGTTGAAGTAATTCCCAACTATGATAATAATTCATTTGACGTAATAATTACATATAGTATAGTTGGAATTAACGTTCCTTCACAACAGTTACAATTCATTTTGCAACCGACTAGGTAAAATGGCACTAGTAAATTTTTCAAATCTAGATGTTGATCAAATAAAGGTCACTCTCAAAGATTATTTAAGATCTAATTCAAACTTTACAGATTATGATTTTGAAGGATCAAATCTATCAACTATTCTTGATGTATTAGCATATAATACATATATTACTTCATATAATGCCAATATGGTGGCAAATGAAGTCTTTATCGATAGTGCAACTCTGAGAGAAAATGTAGTAGCACTTGCAAGACATATCGGTTACATCCCCAGATCAAGAAAAGCAGCAAGAGCAACAATAAGTTTCTTTGTAAATACTTTATCCTTATCTAGAGGAGAATTTAATATAACTCCCACACCATCCTCTCTAACCCTCCGTAAAGGACCTGTAGCAAGCACCTCAGGTAGTTTTGGTAATCAGTCCTTTGTGTTCTGTATTTTAGAAGATATTACAGTTCCAGTCTTTAATGGTATAGCAACATTTGAAGATCTTGAAGTTTACCAGGGAACTCGTCTAACAAGTAATTTCACTTTTAGTTCTAACAATCCAAATCAAAGATTTATTTTACCGAATAGTGGTATTGATACTGATTTGATTTCGGTAATTGTAAAAAGTAATGATCAGACTACACGCTCAGTAAAATATAGTCTTCAAGATAGTCTTTTTGATATTAATAAGGAATCTAAAATTTTCTTCTTGCAGGAGATTGAAGATGAAAGATATGAACTTATTTTTGGTGATGGAATTTTTGGGAAGAAACTTGAGGAAGGAAACTTTATAGAAGTTGGATATATTACTTCAAATGGTGATAGTGCAAATGGTGTAAGTCAGTTTACATTTGCTGGTAGAATTACATATAATAGAAACTCTATCGAATATCCAGTTACTTCCGGGATTTCATTACTTACAACGGGATTAATTGCATCAGGTGGAGAAAACATTGAATCTGTAGAATCAATTAAAAAATATGCACCAAGAATCTATGCATCACAAAATAGAGCTCTTACTGCAAATGATTACGAAACTTTAATTCCCGCAAAAATTTATCCAGAAACCGAATCTATTACAGTATTTGGTGGAGAAGAATTAATTCCCCCACAATATGGAAAGGTTTTTATAAGCATAAAACCAAGATCAGGAGACTTTTTACCAAATTTAATTAAAGAAAATATTAAACTTAAATTAAAAAAATATGCGGTTGCTGGAATTGTTCCAGAAATTTTAGATTTAAAATATCTTTATGTTGAAATAAACTCAAAAGTTTATTATAATACAAATCTTGCACCAAGTCCAAATTTTGTATCAAGTATTATACAAAATAATACTACAAAATATGCAGAATCAACAGAACTGAATAAGTATGGTGCAAGATTTAAATATAGTAAATTTTTAAAAGTTATTGATGATAGTCATGAGTCGGTTACATCTAATATAACAACTATTCAGATGAGAAGGGATTTGAGAGTTGTGTTAAATACTTTTGCAGAGTATCAGATTGGATTTGGAAATGAGTTTCATATTAAAAGTATGAATGGGTTTAATATTAAAACCACACCTTTTAGAGTTTCTGATATACAACAGGAAGTATACTTATCAGATATTCCAAATACGGACAGAGAAACTGGATCTTTATTTTTATTTGTTGTTCCTGCAATAAATTCTTTAACACCAACAATTGTTAAAAGAAATGTTGGAAATATTAGATACAAAACTGGAATTATTACATTAAATCCAATCAATATATTTTCTACTGGAAAAATAAAAGATGGACAATCAATTATTCAAATTTCAGTTATTCCAAAATCCAATGATGTTATTGGATTACAAGATTTATATTTACAACTAGATATTAGTAATAGTTTATTTGAAATGGTGACGGATGAAATATCTTCCGGTCTAGATCCTTCAGCATCAAACTATATTGTAACTTCAAGCTACGCAAATGGGAACTTAGTAAGATCATAAAAACAATGTTAGAGAAAAGAATTCAGTTTAGCAACATCGTTAACAATCAACTCCCATCTTATGTAAGGGAGGAGTTTCCGTTAGTATCAGAATTTTTATCCCAATACTATCGTTCTCAAGAATTTCAAGGAGCTCCTATTGATTTAATTCAAAATATTGATAGATATATCAAAGTTGATGAAATAACCAGTCAAGCAGAGTCTGCTATTTTAATTGGCGATATTTCGTCATTTGATAGTAATATCTTTGTAGATGGAACAAATGGGTTTCCTGAAAAATATGGATTGCTAAAAATTAATGACGAAGTAATTACTTATACTGGAAAAACTTTTAATTCTTTTACTGGATGTATAAGAGGATTTAGTGGGATAAGTTCTTATAAGTCCCAAAATCAACCAGACCAATTAGTATTTTCTAAATCAGAATCTGCAGATCATTCTGCTGGATCTACTATTACTAATTTGAGTTCTTTATTCCTAAAAGAATTTTTACTCAAAATTAAGTACCAATTAACTCCTGGATTTGAAAATAGAACTTTAACTAAGGATTTAAATAATTCTTTATTCATTAAGCAGTCAAAGGATTTCTATAGAAGTAAGGGTACTGATGAATCGTTTGAAATTTTATTTAAAGTTCTTTATGGTGAAGATGTAAGCATTATTAGACCTAAAGAATATCTCTTTAGACCTTCAGACGCACAATTCCAAGTTACATCTGATTTGGTTGTAGAAAGTATTGAGGGAAATCCAGAAAATTTAATAAATTCTACTTTAATTCAAGAAGAATATCTAAATTTTTCAAAAGCATATGTCCAAATTACAAAAGTAGAAAAAATAATTTCTAAAGATGCAAAAGAATATTATAGACTTAGTTTTGATTCTGGATATGATAAAGATATTACATTTGATGGTGCATTGTATGGAGGATTTAAAGTTCATCCACAAACTAAAGTAATTGGTCAATATACATTAAACTCTTTTATAGTAACAGTAACATCAAATCCAGGAACACCACCACCAAATAATGTTTATGTAATTAATGGAGCAATTCAGCAACAATTGACTTTAGTAAAAGGAAATACGTACAGATTTAATATATCAGATTCTTCCAATGATGGGCATCCTTTTATATTTCAAACATTATCTGGAGGTGTTCTTTCTTCAATCCACTATTTCATAACATCAAATGGATTTTCTGGGCAAGTAGGGTCTTTTGTTGATTTAACTATCAGATCAACTGCTCCAAACGAAATAATAAAATATAATTGTTCAAATCATGATGGAATGGGTGCAAATATAAATGTGAGTGATGATTCTACTGACAGTATTACTCTTGATGTTGATTCAACTGTAGGATTTCCAAATAGTGGTGAACTGTACGTTACATATAATGATACAACGAGAGGTATTATAAAATATGAGTCAAAAAATATAAATCAATTCTTTGGATGTTCAAATATCACAGGAATTATTGAAGATTCTACAAATATTGGTATTAGTACTTATGCACAAAATTTTGATAATACCGTTAAAGTAAGAATTACTTCAGTTATAAAAGATTTTAATTTAATCGATGATACATACTATCTTAAAAAGGGTTATACCTCACAGATTAAAACTTTAGGAATTAATTCAGAAGATGTAGTTTCTAATAATTGGTTTTTTAATATTTCAACTTCATATGATGTTGAATCAATTTCTTTGATTGATAGTACCGACTATACTTATAGGGTCAATACAAAGTTAAATCACATTTTTAGAATAGATGACAGTTTAAAAATAATTGATAGTAGTGGAATAGAAAAAAACTCTACCGTAATTGATGTTGTTTCAGAAAAATCATTTAACATAAGGGGTCAGGGTGAATTATTAATTACCAATTTATATACAGTAAAAAGAAATATTTTAAAACCAAACTCTTCAACGTTTCCAAAAATTTCTGTTAATAATGCAAACGTTCAAAATATTTACAAAGATAAAGATAAAACTATAGTTGCGTCAACATCTCTTCCCTACTATAATAATATATCATTAAATACACCTTCAAGAGAAATAATTTTTTCTGGAACATTTGATTCTGACATTTTTAAAATTACTTCAACTACAGATCATGGATTTTATACTGGAGATTTAGTTTACTATACTCCAGAAAAAATAGTATCAGAATCATTTGATGAAAATGATAATATTATTGAAACTGCACAAATTCTGAGTAAGTTGTTTGATGAGGGTACATATTTTATTAAAAGAATAGATTCAAGTAATATTAAACTTGCTAAGAGTAAATCAGATATTTACTATTCAAAATTTGTTTCTGTTGATAGTCCAGTAACAATAAATTCAAATAAACTTGAATATTATAAGTTTAAATCAAAAACACTACAATCACAAAATCTTTTTAGGGAAATTTCTTCTCCTGTTAATGATGGAGCAGAATATCCAACAGAACCTGGATTTACTGGAATATTAATTAATGGTGTTGAGGTATTAAATTACAAATCAAGAGATGTTGTATATTATGGATCATTAAATGAAATAGAAGTTACCGCTCCTGGAATTGATTATGATATAATTAATCCTCCTATTTTATCAATTAGCGACCCCGTAGGTTCTGGCGCCTCGGCATATTGTGCAGTAAGAGGTTCTCTTAGTCAAATAAGAATAGTTGATTCTGGATTTGATTATGCAGAAATACCATCAATTAGAATAACCGGTGGAAATGGTATAGGTGCTAAAGCTTATGCTGGTATGAAATTAGTTGACCATCAATCAATTTTTAATTCTGAAATTAATTCTGAACAAGTATCCTTAGCAAATGATACTATTGGATTTAGTACATATCATAAATTTAGAAATGCTGAAAAAGTAATATACATCACTAACGGACAACAAGCAATAGGTATTGGTACTACACCTGGAACACTGACAAATAATTCATCATATTTTGTTTCTGTACAATCATCAACTACAGTTAAGTTGCACAATACTTTAGGTGATGCAATATCTGGAATCAATACAGTTAACTTAACCTCTCATGGAATTGGAAATCATGAGTTTAGATCTTTTAATAAAAAATCGATTTTGGGATCAGTTAATATAGAAAATTCCGGTTCTGGATATCAAAATAAGAAAAAAACAGTTTTAAGTTCAGTAGTGGGTATTAATACTTCAATAAATCAAATTAATATTTCAAATCATGAATTTGAATCTGGAGAAATTGTAAAATACTCTACAAATGGATCAATAATTGGAGGACTAACCAATAATACAGAATACTATCTAACAAAAGTTGATAATAATAGTTTTAACTTATCGGCAATTGGAACTGGATCTGTAGAAAATAATTTTTATTATTCTACAAAACAATTTATCAATTTAACTTCAATTGGTTCTGGGATTCAATCATTTAATTATCCAGAAATTTCTGTTGAAATTATTGGTAACGTTGGTATTTCTTCAATTGGGACTACTACTTTTAAAGCAGTTGTTCAACCAATTTTTAGAGGAGAAATTACTTCTGTGCATTTGGAAAGTAATGGAATAGGATATGGATCATCAGAAATTTTAAATTATAATAGACAACCATTAATTACTTTAAATAGTGGTTCTGGTGCAAAAGTTATTCCTATTATTTCAGATGGAAGAATTATAGAAGTTTTAGTAAATTCTTCTGGAAGTGGATATAACTCACCCCCAAATTTAAAAATTGATGGTGAAGGTTTTGGTGCAGTACTCACTCCGATTATTGAAAATGGTCAATTAATTAAAGTTAACGTAATTGAATCTGGTATTGGATATTTGCCAAGTACTACTGCAATAAATGTCATTGCTACAGGACTTTTGGCAGAATTTAATACAAAAATACAATCTTGGAATGTTAATATTTTTCAAAAAAATTCAACAATTGTTTCTGATGACGATGGAGTTTTATCTGAAGGAATTAATCAAAATTTTGAATTAGAATATTCTCATCTGTATGCACCAAGGAAACTTAGAGAAATTGTATATGCTTCAGATCAAGCAGGAAATATTTTATACGGAAGAAAAGACTTAATAAAATCTGGCAATAAAGAGGTATCATCAAGTGATCACTCCCCGATTATTGGGTGGGCATATGACGGAAATCCAATTTATGGTCCATATGGATATTCCACTAAACAAGGTGGTATAATATCTCAAATGAGGTCTGGATATAAACTTGATTTAAAACCAAATAGACCTTCAGTTTCTGCTTTTCCTACAGGATTTTTTATTCAAGATTATAGTCATTTTGAAGTTTCTGATGAAACTGTATTGGATAAAAACAACGGAAGATTTTGTGTTACGCCAGAATATCCAAATGGTGCATATGTGTATTTTGCGACGATTAGTAATTCTGCTGCAGATTCTTCAGGTCCTTTTGATGGGTATAAGTCGCCAGTATTTCCATATTTGATTGGAGATAATTTTAATTCAAAACCAAATGAATTTAATTTTAAAGCAGCATCAAATCAAAATGATCTTGACTTAAATCAAACAAATTTTTCGAGAAATACTAATCCATATAATTTAATTGAAAATGGTGCTTCTTATGCATACTTGAATATACCAAATCTTTTAAATCAAACTGTTGATATTAAATATACTACTCCTGGATCTGTAGAAAAAATAAATATATCTTCTGGTGGTTCTGGATATAAAATTGGAGACAAGTTAGTATTTGATAACGAGGGTACTGATGGTTCTAATGTCTCTGCTGAAGTAGAAAGAATTTTTGGACGATCTGTAAATTCCATTAGTGTTGCAACTACATCAATATCAAATGTTGAATTTTATCCAATTATATCTCAGGGAAATTTCTTAGTATTTTCAGAAAATCCTCATAATTTTACAAATTCTGATTTAATTGTTGTCTCGGGATTAAATACAACTTCATCTTTAATTGAGGGATCTTATAGAATTGGAGTAACAACAAGTACAATTGCTCTTACTGCTGGTATTGGTAGCACTGCAATAACTGGAATAGTTACTTATTTTTCTGTTGCAGGAAACTTAAATTATCCTAATATTCGTGAAAATGATATTTTAGGTATTGGCACAGAACAGATTAAAGTATTAAATGTTGATGCAAGGTCATCAAGAATTAGAGCTCTTCGTGCAATAAATGGGACAGTAGGATCCTCTCATAGTGTTACTGATGTTCTGTATGAAAATTCAAGAAAACTTATAATAAATGCTGGGTTTAGATCTCAGTATGATTATCAAATTAATCGTGAAATTTATTTTAATCCAATTGATGCAGTTGGTTTAGGTACAATTCTTGTAGAAAATGTAAATTCTCGCACAACAACTATTAATTCACCTGTTGCAATCGGAGCAACTAATATTTTTGTTGCCGATACAACTGGGATTATTGTTGGTATAAGTTCCATTAGTGTAGTAGGTCCGGGTACAATTACCAATGCCCGAATTGTTTCTGTTGCGTCTACATTTGTTCAAATTGGTACTGCATCTACAGTTGCTAGTGTGCTTGGTATTGGAACCGTGGTAACTTTTAGTTCTCTTGTTGGAATTGGTATCACTTTAATTTTTTCAAATCCAGGAGTTGGCATCACTCAAATTTTCATTCCCACAAGATCCATTTATATACCAAATCATCAATTAAATACTGGCGATGAGTTAATATACTCTACAAATAATGGATCTGTAATTGGAGTTTCTACAAATGGAATATCCACTTCAGTATCACTTTCAAATCAGTCTATAGTATATGTTGCCAAAATATCAGATGATTTAATTGGTATTTCTACATTCAAGGTTGGTCTTGGGACGGGAGGAACTTTTGTTGGAATTACAAGTCAGACAAGTGGAACAGGAATATTATATTTCACTAGTGTAGGCACAGGAGAAAACCATAGTTTTAAAACAACTTATAATGGATTAATTGGAGATATTTCAAAAAATATAGTCACAGTATCCACTGCACAAACTCATGGACTTTTAAATAACGATACAGTTTTTATTGATGTAAACCCATCAATATCAACCACATTTACTTTTAAATATAATGACTACAGCAGAAAATTATTAGTAAATCCAAAAGACTTTATTTCTGCAGGAATTAATACAGTTACAAATACAATTACTATCATTGATCACAAATTTGAAAGTGGGCAAAAAGTAATTCATACAGCAACAATTCCTGCGATTGGTCTTGAAAATAATAAAGAATATTTTATTTTTGTAGTTGATACAAATAATATTAGACTTACTAATACTTATTATGATTCTATTAATGTAAAACCAAACATTGTTGGAATCACTAGTGCTTCTAATGGAACATTGTCTTCAATCAATCCCCCAATACAAGTATACAAAAATTCTTCAGTTATTTTTGATCTATCAGATTCGTCACTTTCATATACTCAACAATCAACTCTGTATCCTGCATTTGATTTAAAATTTTTCAATGATTCTAATCTTACAAAAAATTATAATAGTAATTCTGATGATCAAGTTTTCGAAGTCCAAAAGATAGGAACAGTTGGAGTTACTAGCGATGCAAAAGTTATTTTATCAGTTAATCAAAATACACCAGAAAATCTTTATTATAATTTAATTCCAATTTATGATGGAAACCTTCCCGAAAATAAAAAATTAATTACTGAAGATCGTGAAGTTTTATCAAATAATGAAATCCAAATTCTTAGCAGTCAATATAATGGAATATACAATATTATAGTAGGATCTAGCACATCATTTACTTATGATGTTGCAAAAGTTCCAGAAGAGGATTTATATATTTCAGGTATATCTAGTATAAAATACGAAACCAATTCTTCAAATACTAATGGTCCTATTTCCAAAATAAAAATATTAAATAGAGGACAAAATTATTATTCCCTTCCACAAATTTTGAGTGTTACATCTGGAATCGGAACCGGAGAAATATTAGAACCCTCAAGTACTTCTATTGGTAAAATTAAATCAGTAAAAATTAATGATATTGGTTTTGATTTTCCCTCAGATTTGACTATGAGACCAAGTGTATCGATTCCACAAGTTGTAAAAGTGGTTCCTCTTTCATCTTTTGAATCTATTGGAATATCTTCATTTGGAAGAGGATATACTTCTGCACCAAAACTCATAGTTTTGGACGGAAAGACTGACAACATTGTTCCTGAAATTGATTTAAAATTTACTTTAGGTAACAATAAAATAGAAATTTTAAAAAACACTTTTGGTATAAACAATATAACTCCAACAATTTTACCAATTCAGAATTCAAATGGAGTTGGAATTTCATCTATTCAGTATGATTCTATAACAAAAAATGTAACAGTAGTTTTATCGGTAGGATTTAGTACTGCAAACTCATTTCCATTTGCCGTAAATGATAAAGTTTTAATTGAAAATATTAGCGTGGGGGTTGCGTCTACAGGTAAAGGATTTAACTCTGAAAATTATAACTATCAGTTGTTTACTCTCACTTCAGTTACTGAAAATCTTGGTGGACTTGGTGGATCGGTAACTTACAATCTTAATGAATTTCTTACCGGTTCAGAATCTCCAGGCACGTTTAATCCCAATAATTCTTCTGGTAGAATTATTGCACAAAAACAATTCCCAATTTTTGATATAGTTTTAAGAAAAAATGATTATTTAATTGGAGAAACGGTAACATCAGAGACATTTACTGGAACAGTGGAAGACTGGGATTCAAAATTAGATTTTATAAAAATACTATCCAAAGATAATTTTAAAGTAGGAGAAATTATAAAAGGATCTTCTTCAAAAACCCAAGGAGTAGCATCTTCAATTGATAGATTTGATGCATTTTTTAATCTGGCAGCAACATCAAAATTTGTAAGTGGATGGCAATCTGATGCTGGAGTATTGAATAATAATATACAAAGAATACAAGATAGTTTATACTATCAAAACTTTTCATATTCGATTAAATCTAGAGTTGTATTTGATACTTGGAATGATGCAGTAAGTACTCTAAATCATACAACTGGATTTGTAAAATTCTCAGACTATCAGTTAGAATCAAACTTAAGCGTAGAAGACTCAAATTCACTTACAATTAACTTACCATCAGATTTAACATCGGTTGAAGTTATAAGTGACATCATTAGTGTTGTAAATTTAAATTGTGTTTATGATTTTGATTTAGTAAGAGAAAATTCACTTCAGATTGGATCTCAAATTTTTTCAGATGAAATAATATTCACAAATAGAATTTTAACTGATTATGCAGAGTCTATTGGCAATAGAGTTTTGTCAATAGATGATATTAGCTCACAATTCAATAGTAATCCAAGACCAACTCGTTTTTCTGAAGTTCACAGATTTAATCTTGCAGATGTAAGATCACAAAAATATATTACGTATATTAGAGATAAGAGATTTGTTGGAGAAAGACAACTATTACTTGTTACAACTCTTAGAGATGATGTCGGAAATGGATATTTAAATCAATATGCAAGAGTTGAAAGCACTTATGATATGGGATCTTTTGACTTCGCAATCGATGGATCTGAAGGTGTTCTTTTGTTCTATCCAACAAAATTTAGTATTAATGATTTTGATGTAACAACACTCTCATATAATATCAACGATAATTTATCTGGAATTGGAAGTACTAATTTTGGAGGAATAGTTGATATTAAATCAAATAGTGTTTTAGTTTCTTCCGGACCAACAACTATTGTTAGTATTGCTAATACTTATAGGTCTACAAAAATTTTAGTTTCAATTCTGTCAGATAATCAACAATATGAATTTGATGAGTTAACAATAATTCATGATGGGACTAATGTCGAATTCTTAGAATATGGACAATTAGCCACACATTCATTTGATTCATATTCAAGCAGTGGACTTGGTACATATTATCCATATCTATCTGGTTCAGAACTAAAAGTTGATTTTACACCAAATGTTGGTATTGCAGTAACTATTAATACTATTCAGGTTGCATTTGGAAGTACAACCTCGGTGGGTATTGGCACTTATGATATGAAACACGCTAGATTGGAAGGAAGATCTACATCTATTGCTTCAACATCAACTCCATCACCAATCATTATCAGTGAGTATCCCGATATTTACGATGGTGCATATTTCATCATACAAGTTTCAGATAACACAAATAATGTACACCAAATATCTGAAGTAGCACTAATTGATGATGGAACAGATACTTATATTACCGAATATGCAAATATTAATACTTTTTCCGAACTTGGAATAATTGGTGCTCAAAAAAATTCATCAGTGGTGGATTTAACTTTTACACCACTGCCAAATATCGATGTCGATGTTAAAGTTTATTTAAATGCTTTAAGATATGAAGACGATGAAAAAGATATTATAAATTTTGTCAATTCAGAAATTCAAACTGATTATGGAACTTATGAAGGAACTGAGGTTGATATCAAACGAGCATTTAATTTAACTCATAAAAATGATCCAGTATTTGAAAGATATTTTGTAGGAAGTTCTTCCACAGTTGTCAACGTTACTTCTAATACAATTTCTATACCAAATCACTTCTTTGTAACAGGAGAGGAAGTTAGATATATTAATGCAGGTGCAGGAACAACACAAGCAATTGGAATAGCAGCAACTACTTTTGCTGGTGTTGGATTGACTGATAAGTTGCCCGATAGTGTCTATATTGTTAAAGTTGATATAAACCAAGTTAATCTAGCAGGAAGTGCAGAGGATGCTCTTAAGATTGTACCAAAAACTTTGGATATTACTAATGTTGGAATTGGAACTTTACATAGATTTGTATCAACAAATCAAAATGCAAAGGTAATTATTGCACTCGATAATCTTATTCAATCTCCAATAGTTTCTACTGCAACTACTACAACATTATCAACTAATGCTTTTACAACAAGTGACATAATATTTTTCAACCAGATTACTTCATTCTTTGGTGGAGATTTAATCAGAATTGGTGATGAGATAATGAGAATTGATGGTGTTGGTATTGGAAGTACCAATGCTATTCAAGTTCGCAGACCTCGATTAGGAACATCAATTGTAGGGTATTCAACTGGTGCTTTAGTTACTAAAGTGTCTGGTAATTATAATATAGTTGATAATGTTTTAAATTTTGCAGAAGCTCCTTTTGGAAACATTCCATTAAGTTCTCCCACAAATCGTCCAGACGAAAGAGATTGGGTTGGAATATCAACGGGATCATCATTCCAAGGAAGGTCATTTATTAGATCTGGAATTGTAAATTCATTAGATGAAACTTATCACAAGAATTATATTTTTAATGATATATCCTCAGAGTTTAATGGTATTACCAAAAAATTTACACTAAAATCTAACGGAACTGATGTTGATGGTATTGCAAATGAAAATGCTGTCATTTTGATTAATGATATATTCCAAGGTCCTGGAATAACATATAATTATAATCTAACAGAATCTGTGGGAGTTACTACAATTACCTTTACTGGAGCAGCTACATCAGTTGCTTACGATGTTAATAATGCAAGTATCCCTCGTGGTGGAGTTATAGTTTCTGTTGGATCTACAGAAGGATTTGGATATCAACCATTAGTGTCTGCTGGTGGAACTGCAAATGTTTCTATTGCTGGTACTATTTCCACAATTAGCATTGGTAATAGTGGATCTGGTTATAGGGCTTCGTCAACATATGAAATAGTTGTTGATACTTCATCTCCAGTAGGAGTAGGATCAACCTTTATTTACTTAGAAAATACTAACAGTGTCTTTAGTATTTTAAATTTACTTAATACTGGATCTAATTGTAGTATTGGGGTTGGAACTTTCATTGGACCCAATAGTCCTATCACTTCAATTGGATCCACTTTTATTCAAGTGGGGTTTGGTTTTACCAGTTCCTATCAAATTCCAGCTGGAACACAAACAGTTGTTAAAATATCTAATCCACAAATTGGAATTGTTAATGTTGGTGTAAGTACTGGTTCTGTTGGAATTGCTACGATTGAACATGTTGGATATTCAACTATTATTTCTGGGAAAATATCCACATCAGTTACAATTACAAATCCAGGTACTGGGTATACAGCACAAAATCTACTATTAATTAGAACAGGTGTGATTTCACATCCAGTTTCTTCCGGAAGTACAATAATATTCACATCTAACTTAAGTGATATAAATGTTGGAAATATTGTTTCTGTTGGTACTGCAATTACAAACGCATCTATTGTTGGAATTGCATCTACGTCGTTCACAATTGGTTCTGGTAGTACCTCACCATCTTCAATTGGAATTGGAACAGTTATAATATTTAAAGAAAATAATCCACCACATGTAATATTTGATGATCCATTATCATACTCAAATCTACCTTTAATTTATAGTTCAAGTTCCTCTGGGGTAGGAACACAAGCAACAGTAAATGTTGTTGTTGGACAAGGATCAAGTGTAATAGATTTTGAAATAATCAATACTGGATATGGTTATGTCGAGGATCAAATTTTAACTGTTCCTATCGGAGGTCCAACTGGGATACCAACAACAGGATCATCATTTAAAGAATTTAAAATATCCATACAAAAAACCTTTGCAGATAAATTTACCGGATGGTCAATTGGAGAACTTCAAGTATTAGATAGTTTAGATGATAAATTTGATGGAGAAACAGTTTCTTTTCCAATAACATTGTCTGATAATTTAATTTCTATTCTTTCTTCTAAAGGATCAAATATTAATGTTCAGGACACCTTATTAATATTCATCAACGATATTTTACAAATTCCTGGTGGTGGATATATCTTCCCAGGTGGAAGTATTATTACATTTACCGAACCTCCCAAAATTGGAGATACCTCAAAGATTTTATTCTATCGTGGTAGTGGATCTGTTGATGTTGTAGATGTTGACATTTTGGAAACTGTTAAAATTGGTGATGGATTAACTATTGGTTATGACCCTTCTCTTGGACAGTCTCCAACACTTCAAGAGGAAGAAAGAACGGTTACTAGTAGGAATTCTACGGATATTGTAAATACCAATCCATATTTTGGTCCGGGAAATGTTAGTGACGAAACTCTTGAAAGACCTGTAGTATGGTGTAGACAAACTGAAGATAAAATTATTAATGAGATAGTAATTGGAAAGGATAGAATGCTTTACGAAGCAGCAATTACTCCAACTTCATATTTAATTCAACCAGTTGGAGTTGGAAACACTATTCTTCGTGTTGATAATGTAAGACCATTCTTTAATCCAACAAATGAAAGCAATTCTGGAGGTTCTTCTCCATTAGCATTCCAAAATTCAATAACTATTATTTCTCAAGATAATAAAGTTGGAGCATCGGCAACTGCAGTGGTATCCATTTCGGGAACAGTTACTTCAATTGCAATTAGTGATGGTGGAGTTGGATATACAACAACTCCAACAGTATCAATTTCTCAACCAATTGGATTTGGAACCACAGCAGCACAAAATACTGCTGTTGCATCTGCTACTGTGTCTGGAGGAGTTGTAACAGGAATCGCAGTTACATTTGGAGGAGGTGGTTATATCTCTACTATTCCTCCTCAGGTGTTAATTGAATCACCAAGTATAATTAAAGAGACTAATACTGTTACATCATATGTTGGCGATTCTGGTGTTATTGTTGGATTTGGAACCACTGCAACTGGCATCATATTTGATCTTTTTATCCCAATGGACTCATATTTAAGAACAACTTCTCTCACATACCCATCTGGAGTATATGTTGGAACTGCAGTTACAATTAGTGGTATTGGAACTGGTGATTATTTCTTGGTTTACGATTCAAATATTGGATTTGCATCTACATCAATAACATCAAAAGATACTAGCAACAACACCATTGGAATTGGAACCAATTTTATTAATAATGTTTATCAGGTGAAAAGTGTAAGTAATGTGAGTGTTGCAAATACTATGATTGGGATTGCAACAGTTGGCACTGCAACAACTACTGTAAGAAGAGTTAGTGCGACAGTTAGTGGTATATCAACAATTAGTGGATATTCTGGAGTAGGAATAGGTACTACTACGATTAGTTTTGGTAATTTTAGTTGGGGAAGAATTGAATTAACAACAAGAACAGAAGAAAATTCTTATAACTTCTATGGAACTAATGGCGTTGGTGGAATTTCAACTTCTGGAGTTGTTAAGAGAACTCTTCCGCTCCGATTTAAAAACTATAATATTACTTAAATAAATAGATAAAAAGTTATCATAAAATGGCAGCAATCATAACCGACCAAATTAGAATATTAAATGCAAAGAATTTTGTTGCAGGAGTAAGTTCTTCAACAAATTCTTACTATTCTTTTATTGGTCTACCAAATCCTACTGATATTCAAAGTGACTGGGACACTAATCCCCCATCACCTAAAGACAGTTTTGATGAAGAGAATAATTATTGGGATACTATGATTGCATTAAAAAAAATTAATGCAAGTGATATAAGACAAGTAGTTCAGAAACGTTTTTGGTCAACTGGTACAACTTTTGATATGTATCGTCACGACTACAGTAGATCAAATACTGCAAAAGTTTCTGGTGCAACTAATTTATATTCGGCATCATATTATATTTTGAATAGTGATTATAGAGTTTATATTTGTTTGCAGAACGGAACAGATCCTGATAATTTAAATGGAAGACCTTCTCTTGATGAACCATTATTCACTGATCTAGAACCAAGAGCAGCAGGAACCCGTGGTGATGGATATATTTGGAAATATCTTTATACAATTAAACCAACAGACATTATTAAATTTGAATCCACTGATTTTATGCCGGTTCCTATAAATTGGGAAACGAGTACTGATAATTCAACAGTTAGAGGTAATGCAGTTAATGGATCTATTAAGATTGTAACTATTACAAACAGAGGTGTAAGTGTAGGTCCTGCTAATAGAACTTATACTAGAGTTCCTATTCGCGGTGATGGTACTGGAGCAGAGTGTACAATTGTTGTAAATAATGACCAAAAAATTGAATCAGTTACAATATCTAATCAAGGTTCTGGATATACATTTGGTACTGTTGATTTAGTTGCAGGAAATGTTCCTACAGGTACTACCATACCAACATTTGATGTAATTATATCTCCAAATGGTGGTCATGGAGCAAACATTTATAGAGAGCTTGGAGCATATAATGTTCTGATGTACTCTAGAATTGAAAATGATATCCAAAATCCAGATTTTATTACAGGAAATCAAATTGCAAGAGTTGGAGTCGTAGAAAATCCAAAATCATTTGGTTCAACTCAAATTTTAACATTAGATAAAGCAAGTGCAATTTATGCTATTAAATTAACTGGAGTCAGTGCAAATTCTGCAACATATAATGCAGATTCATTTATTACACAAACAGTTTCTACGGGATCAACGTCTGTAGGAAGAGTTATTAGTTATGATCAAGTTACTAGTGTTTTAAAGTACTGGCAAGATAGATCAAACTCAGGATTTTCAACAGTTGGAGTTGCAATAACTAATCCATCTTTTGGGTTTGATCAAGTTGAATTTTCAAGTTCTCCTGGTCCTGGAGGAAGTCTTGTAATTACTGGAGGATCTGAAAGTTTATCAATTGATACTGATTTTGGAACTGAACAAAATCCTGCGAGTACTGCTGTAATAAATAATAGGACATACTACCTTGGACAATCCTTTACAAGGGGTCTTGCAAATCCGGAAGTAAAAAAACACTCTGGAAATATTATTTACGTGGATAATAGACCATCAATCACAAGATCATCAAATCAAAAAGAAGATATCAAAATCATTTTGCAGTTCTAAAAAATTATGTCTCAACAAACCAATCTCAATGTATCACCATATTTTGATGATTTTGATGCAAATAATGACTATCATAAAGTTCTTTTTAAACCAGGAGTTCCTGTTCAAGCAAGAGAATTAACAACTCTCCAATCAATTCTCCAAAATCAAATTGAAAAGTTTGGACAGCACTTTTTTAAAGAAGGTGCAAAAGTAATACCAGGAAATACTGGATATAATGGATTATATTACTGTGTTCAACTACAAAATAATTTTCTTGGAGTTCCTGTTGCAGCATATGCAGATCAACTAGTTGGAACTAAAATAACTGGACAAACTTCTGGAGTAACTGCAGTTGTAGATAAGATTCTTCTATCTCAAGATTCTGAAAGAGGAAATATTACGCTTTATATTAATTATTTGGGATCAAGCACCGAAAATAATGAAACTCAACAATTTTCTGATGGAGAATCTTTAGTTACAAATGCAACAATTTCTTCAGGTCTTTTAGGAAATACTTCCATCGCTGCTGGACAACCTTTTGCAGTAACTGTTGCAGTTGATTCTAGTGCAGTTGGATCATCTTTCAATATTACAAATGGAGTTTATTTTATTCGCGGACAATTTGTAAATGTAAGCACAGAAACTTTAATTTTGGATCAATATGACAATAGACCAAATTATCGAATTGGTTTATTTGTAAATGAACAAATCATTAACTCAGATATTGACGAAAGATTATCTGACAATTCTCAAGGATTTAATAATTATGCGGCTCCAGGGGCAGATAGATTAAAAATATCAGCATCGTTATTTAAAAAAAATTTAGATGATTTTGATGATAATAATTTCATAGAACTAGCAACAATTTCTGATGGTATCTTAAGATCCCAAAAAACAACAACTGCATATAATTTAATCGCTGATGAATTAGCAAGAAGAACTTATAATGAATCTGGAGATTATTTAATAAAACCTTTTGATATTTCGTTAAAAGAATCTTTGAATAATAATTTGGGTAATGGTGGTATTTTTAATCCTGGTCAGTTAACTTATGGTGGATCAACTCCATCGGATGATTTGGCAGTATGTCAAATTTCTCCAGGAAAGGCAATTGTTAGGGGATATGATGTAGAAACAATCAGTACAACATTTTTAGATATAGAAAAACCAAGAACTGTTAAAACTTTAGAGAATCAATCAATAAACTATAATACTGGACCAACATTATCTTTAAATAATGTTAAAGGATCTCCAACTATTGGAATTGGAAATACTTATGTTTTAAGTTTAAGAAGTGAAAGAGTAGGAACTTCAAATACAATTGCACCTGGTAAAGAAATTGGTGTAGCTAGAGTATATGACTTTAAATTAGAGTCTGGATCTTATAGTAGATCAAATGCTAACTTAAATGAGTGGGATATTTCACTGTATGATATTCAGACTATTACAGAAATAACTTTAAATGAACCAATTACGTTAGCAGTTCCAACTTTTGTTCAAGGGGCAAATAGTGGTGCGAGTGGATTTATTAAGAATGCAGTTTCTGCAAATTCTCTCATTACTCTATATGATACTAAAGGAAGTTTTCTAAGAAACGAATCATTTATTTTTGATGGAATTGAATCTGGACGTGTTGCAATAGCAGTAACTTCATTTGGTATTTCTGATGTTAAATCAGTATATGGATTAGTAGGATCTGCATCAACATTTTCAGCAGATTCTATACAATCTACAAAATTTAATGTAGGAATTGCTACAATTTCACCACAATCTTCTGGTATTAGTACTGTTACAAGTCCAAATATATCTTTTCCTGGAAATATTATTAAACAAGGAAATTTAATTTCATATAGTGACGTTACGTTATCAGATCCAGTTTTTGCGAAGGTTGTAAGTGTAGGATCTACTACAGTAACAATTGCAGGTGTTTCTACTGTTACAGGAATTGCTCAAGGAAGATTACCAACTTCCTTACTACAGGTTACTGATTTTAAAATTTTAACAACTGATTTAAAATCATCATCAGATAATACACTATATACTGAACTTCCAAAAAATAATATTTCCTCAGTAGATTTAACAAATGCTGTTTTATCTATTAGAAAATCGTTTACTGTTAATATTGCATCAAATCAACTTTCGTCCACAGTAAGTGCTGGAACAAATGAAACATTTTTACCTTTTGACGATGAAAGGTATTCATTAATTAGATCTGATGGATCTACTGAATTACTAACTTCAGATAGATTTGATTTCATCAGTGGTGGGACTCAACTTCAAATTTATAACCTAGGAACTAATAATACAGGAGCAACCTTAATTACCACTCTTAGAAAAATTAAACCAAAAGCAAAAGTAAAAAGAAAAAATAGAATTAATAGCATAATAATTGATAAATCAAAATATGTTGGATCTGGAATCGGTGGAACTACATTAAATGATGGTCTTGAATTTGGAAACTATGCTTATGGGACAAGAGTTCAGGACAGAAATATTTCATTAAACGTTCCAGATATTATAGAAATTCATGGTATTTTTGAGTCAGCAGATACAACAGATCCATCAGCACCCAAAATGGTTCTTTCTTCAATCAATGGACCTACGAATACTACAGCAGATTTAATTATAGGCGAAGAAATTGTAGGTCAAACCGGCGATACAATCGGTATAGTTGGAGAAAAATTAACAAGTTCTCAAATTTATTTTATAAATAAAAATCAAAATTCTTTCAAAGAAGGAGAATCTGTAACTTTTAAAGAATCTAATATTCAAGCAGTAATTGTAGCTTTAGATTCTCCTAGTTTTGAAATTTCATCCAATTACACTTTTTCTATAGGACAAAAAGAAACTTTTTATGATTATGGAGAAATAATAAGAAAATCAAATGCAGAAGAACCAAGTAAAAAAATAAAAATTTATTTTTCAAATGGTTTTTATGACTCTTCAGATAATGGAGATATTACAACAATAAATTCATACAATACTTTTAAGTATGGAGTTGAAATTCCAACATTTAATGATATTAACAGTTCTGATATTATTGATATAAGACCTAGAGTTTCTCAGTACACAGTTTTAGAAAATGCATTTTCTCCATTTGAATTTTATGGAAGAACTTTTAATTCATCTGGAAATTCTTCTGCAAATATTCTTGCTTCGAATGAAACAATTTTAACTAATTTTTCATTTTATTTGGGAAGAATTGATAGAATTTATCTTACAAAGAATGGAACATTTCAAGTCAATTATGGATCTCCTGCAGAAACCCCAGAAGTACCCGTTTCTGTGGATGATGCGTTGGAAATAGCAACTATTAGTCTCCCTCCATATCTTTATGCAACATCGCAATCTGCTATTCAATTCTTGGAGCATAAAAGATATCGAATGGTTGATATTAAGCAACTAGAAAATAGAATTAAAAATTTAGAGTATTATACTTCTTTATCTTTACTTGAAACAAGTACTGCAAATCTTTTTGTTTCTGATTCTGCAGGATTAAATAGATTTAAATCTGGTTTTTTTGTTGATAACTTTACTTCAACATTGGCACAAGAAGAAGATGTTGAAATTAAAAATAGTATTGACATCGAAAATAAAGAATTAAGGCCAGCACACTATACCAACTCTGTCGATCTAATTTTTGGTCCGGTAGAAAATATAAATCCAACAGAAGATCTGGATTTTGCTGCAATTGAAGGTATTAATATCAGAAAAACTGGTGATATTGTTACTTTGGATTATGCTGAAGTGGTGTGGTTAAGTCAGGTATTTGCAACTAGATCAGAAAGTGTTACACCTTTCTTAGTTAGTTTTTGGCAAGGTACATTGGAATTAACTCCAGCATCTGATACCTGGGTTGATATGGTAAGAATTGAAGCAAAAATTATTGATGTTGAAGGGAACTTTGCAGAAACTCTTTCAAATGCGTCAATAACCCTAAATGTTGATCCCCAAACTGGATTTGCACCTACGATTTGGAATTCTTGGGTTAATAATTGGACAGGACGGAAAATTACAACAAACACAAGTACTTTAATTAATAGAAGACGCCGCCGTAGAAGTGGCATTAGATCTGTGGTATCTGAGCAATTTGAAAGAACTTCTATTGGTGACAAAATTGTAAGTAGGGATATTATTCCATTTATGAGATCTCGCAATATTCAACTTGTAAGTAAGAAAGTAAAACCACTCACACAACTTTATGCTTTCTTTGATGGTGTAAATGTAACAAAATATTGTGTTCCAAAATTACTAGAAATTAGTATGATTTCTGGTGTATTTGAGGTTGGAGAAACTGTAACTGGTACGATACAAGCAATTGGATTAGGTCCAACCGTAATCAATGAAGCATCACCAAGAATCACTTTCAGAGTTGCTCAATCAGATCATAAAGAAGGTCCATATAATTCACCGAATACAACATTTTTAGAAAATCCATATACTAATAGAGTATTATCAGAAACTTATTCATCCACTTCCGATATTTTAAATATTGATACTTTTTCATTATCAAATGAATCTCAAGGTTTATTTAGTGGATATGTAGAATCTGGAATGAAACTTGTTGGAAGATTGAGTGGTGCTCAAGCAACTATTTCTAATGTAAGACTTATTTCAGATCTGTCTGCAACACTAATTGCAAGTCTTTTTATTCCAAATCCAAACACAAATATTCATCCAAGATTTGAAACTGGCAATAAAACTATTACCCTGGTTAATAATAATTTAAATGACCAAAATCTTGCTTCAACAATTGCAGAAGAAGGATTTTCGTCAAGTGGGATTTTGAAAACTGTTCAAGAAAATATTACATCAGTTAGAAATGCTAGAATTGAAACTCTAGTTGTGGTTCGAGGAGGTAGAGATCCTCTTGCACAAGGATTTTTAATTGACGAAGAAACAGGCATCTTCTTAACAAGATGTGATATTTTCTTTAGATCGACAGATGACATGGATATTCCAGTAACTTTTCAATTAAGAACAATGCAAAATGGGTCCCCAACCACTAATGTTATTCCATTTTCAGAAATTGTTATAGATCCAACAGATGTTCAAACTTCGGGAGATGGATCTATTGCTACTCCTATTCAGTTTAAGTCACCTGTTTATCTTGAAGGTGGTAAAGAATATTGTATTTGTTTACTTTCAAATTCAACAAAATATAGTGTTTATATATCCAGAGTTGGGGAAAATGATCTTTTAACTCAATCAGTTATTTCTAATCAACCATATCTTGGATCGTTATTTAAATCTCAAAATGGTTCTACTTGGGAACCAAGTCAATGGGAAGATCTTAAGTTTACTCTTTACCGAGCAGACTTTATAGAATCTGGAACTGTAGAAGTTTACAACCCACAACTGTCTGAGGGTAATAATCAAATTGCAAAATTACTCCCAGATTCTCTCAATTTTAATTCTAAAAAAGTTAGAATAAGTTTAGCCTCAACTATAAATGATGCAAATTTTATTGTTGGTAATACAATCTTACAAAATGGAACAAATGCATCAGGAAATTATGTAGGCAATGCAGGAATTGCAACAGGTACGCTAAACATTATTAATGCAGGGATTGGATATACTCCATCTTCAGGTATTGCAACTTTTCCTGGAATTAATTTACAAACAATTACTGGTAAAGGTAGAGATGCAACTGCTACGATTACGATAAACAATGGAGTCGCCATTGGAGCAACTATTACTTCTGGCGGAAGTGGATATCAAATTGGAGATGTTCTTGGTATTTCTAGTATAGGAGCAGTAAACGTTGGTACAAATGCAAGACTTTCACTTTCAAATATTTCCAATCTTAATCAAATTATAGTAGATAATATTCAAGGAGACTTTGTTGTTGGTTCCGCAAATACTATTAAATTTATAAACAATTCAGGTATTACAACATTCCTAAACGGTACTGGTGTTTTAGTTGATGAAATTATTGAAGAAACTGATGGTAGACATATTAGAGTTGATCATACAAATCATGGAATGTATTTTAATGATAACTTGGTTGTTATTTCCAATGCTCAGTCTGATATTAAGCCTACAAAATTAAGCATACAATTATTCGCAGACTCTACAGGATCAATATCTGTTGACGATTCTAGTGTTTTTGGCACCTTTGAAAATGTTGGTGTTGGAACAACAAATCCTGGATACTTACTTATTGGAAATGAAATTATTAAATATACTTCAGTATCAGGAGGAGTTATTGGTGGAAATATTGTTAGGGGAACAAATCCTACAACTCATCCAATCGGATCTCCTGTTTACAAGTATGAACTAAATGGAGTTTCGTTAAGGAGAATTAATAAAACTCATGACTTAAATGATGTAACTGTTGCAGATCCCATCACTTTCGATTCTTATCATATTAAACTTGATATGTCTAGTTCTGCTAGTTCTGGAATTGGTAGAAGTGTTGGAACTAGTTTTCCAATTCTTTATTCAAATCAAACAAAATCAACGGGTGGATATAACATTAGAGCAACTCAAAATATGCCCTTTGAAATTATTACTCCACTTGTTCAAAATCTAACTGTGCATGGTACTTCTCTAAGTGCTGAAGTAAGAACAATAACTGGGCAAAGTATAAGTGGAAATGAAATTCCATTCACTAATATTGGTTTTGAACCTATTACTATTAATGCACCCAACTACCTTGACAATACAAGAATTATTGCATCAAAGGTAAATGAAGATAATAAACTAGCAAATTTACCTGGCAATAAATCAATGAATATGAGATTGACTCTAGGTACTGTTGATTCAAGAGTTTCTCCTGTTCTTGATACTCAAAGAATAAGCACGATATTAACTTCAAATAGAGTCAATAGTGTGATTGAAAATTATGCAACTGATGCAAGAGTGGATACGATTGATGAAGATCCATCAGCATTTCAATATATTTCAAAAGAGATTACTTTAGAAAATCCTGCTTCTTCAATTAAGATCATCCTTGATGCACACATAAATCTATATTCGGACATTCGTGCATTCTATTCGATCAGTGAAAATTCAAACTTTGATCCTATCTTTACTCCATTTCCTGGATATACAAATCTTGATACAAGAGGTGAGGTTATAAACCTTGAGGATAGTAGTGGTTTGTCTGATAAATTTATATCACCAACAAACTCTATTGGATTTACTTCCCCAGAACTTGAATATAAAGAGTATGTGTTTACTTCAGATCAATTGCCATCATTTAGATCATATAGAATTAAACTTATTTTGACATCAACTAACCAAGTTTATGTTCCTAGAGTAAAAAATTTAAGAGTGATTGTACTAGCTTGATATGGATTATATTAAAGTAAAAGGACATGATCATCTGATTCGAGATCCTAAAACAAATTCGATTATTAATACCAATATGTCAGAATACAATGAATATCTTTCCAGAAGAGATTCTAAATTAAAAGAAAATGAGAAGGTAAATAATCTCGAATCTGATATCACCAATATGAAAGAAGATTTGGATGAAATTAAATTTTTACTTAGGAGGTTGATCAATGAATCCTGATGTTATAGAACTTTCTAATTTAACAAAAAGTTTTGAATATGTAAAGTTCAGCAATCAAATAGATTCTATTGATAATATTGAAGATCTTAAAAACCTTGCAAAGTGTTATTTTAAATTGTACTTGAAACAACAAGAGATTGTTTCTGAATGGTCAGTATCAAAACCATAAATATTTCTAAAGGAATAGTAATAAATGGCACAACCATCAACTAGACAAGAACTCATAGATTATTGTAAGAGGAAGCTTGGGGCTCCTGTACTTGAAATTAATGTTGCCGATGAGCAAATTGACGACTTAGTTGATGATGCAATTCAATTCTTTCAAGAAAGACATTATGATGGTGTTTATCCAACTTTTTTCAAATATAAAATCACAGCAAATGATATTGCTAGAGGAAAAGGAACATCAGGTAATACCCCAGTAGGAATTGTAACTACTACCGCAACAGCAAATATTGTAGGAACGGCAGTAACTTTTTCATACACAGAAAATAGCAATTATTTACAAGTTCCACCAAATGTTATAGGTGTGAATAAGATTTTTACTTTTGATGGATCAAATACTACAACTAATAGTATGTTTAGTATTAAATATCAATTATTTTTAAACGATATTTATTACTTTGGAACTACAGAACTTTTAAGTTATGCAATGGTTAAGACATATTTAGAAGATTTAGATTTTCTTTTAAATACACAAAAACAAATTCGTTTTAACAAAAGACAAGATAGATTGTATATTGATATTGATTGGGGATCAGTTACTGAAAATCATTATCTTATTATTGATTGCTATTCAACATTAGACCCAAATGATTATGCTAGAATTTATAATGATTCTTTTATAAAACCATATTTAACCTCACTCATTAAACGTCAGTGGGGACAAAATATGATGAAATTTACTGGGGTTAAACTTCCTGGTGGAGTTGAGTTAAATGGAAGACAAATGTATGATGATGCACAAAAAGAAATAGATGTTCTAATGGAAAAAATGTCTAATACTTATGAACTTCCACCATATGACCTTATAGGTTAAATTATGCTTAACCCATTTTTTCTTCAGGGATCTAAATCAGAACAAGGTCTAATTCAAGATCTTATAAATGAACAACTACGAATGTACGGAGTTGAAGTTTATTATCTTCCAAGAAAATATCTAACAGAAAAAACAATCATTAAAGAAGTTATCGAATCTGCATTTGATAATGCATATCCAATTGAAGCATATGTTGAAAACTTTGACGGGTATGGAGATAACACAACAATATTATCAAAATTTGGTATTCAAGCACTTAATGAGTTAACAATCATAATTTCAAAAGAAAGATTTGAAGAGTATATAACACCACTAATTAAAGATCAATCAAATATCAAATTATCTTCAAGACCTAAAGAAGGGGATATAATTTATTTTCCATTAGGTGATAGATTGTTTGAGATTAAATTTGTTGAGCACGAACAACCTTTCTACCAACTTCAAAAAAATTATGTTTACACTTTAAAATGTGAACTGTTTAGATACGAAGATGAAATTATCGATACCGGAATCAATTTTATTGACGACAATATTAGTGGAAGTAGTAATGGCGAAGGAGCAGTACAAGTTGGTATAATACAAAAATTAAATATGGTGGGTACTGGAATAACTGCTTCAGCGGTTACTTCGGTTGTAAATGGTGGAATCAGATTTTTCACAGTTACGAATAGGGGAAGTGGATACACTTATTCACCAAGAGTTGCAATATCCTCAGCACCCGGTGGTGGAGTAACTGGTATTGGATCAGCAAAATTAATTGGGGGAATTGTTGTTTGTACTGATAGTGCAAATCCTGCAACAAAATCAGTACAATCAATAGAAGTCATCAATCCTGGAATGGGATATACAATTGCTCCTAAAGTGTTAATTTTTGGAGATGGATCTGGAGCAACTGCAACATCAACTATTGGTGATGGTGTTGTTGGAGTTATTACAGTAACAAATTCTGGTGGAGGGTATACAAATTCACCATCAATTGTATTTACAGGAATTTCAAGTGTTTCAGCAGCTGCAACAGCAGTTGTAAGTTCTGCGGGATCAATTACTCAAATTAGAATTACAAATGCAGGACTTGGATATACACAACCACCATCTATTACCATTGGAAACCCATCACTTTCTTCACTTGGAAGTTATACTTTTAACGAAATTATAACTGGTTCGACAAGTGGAACAACTGCGAGGGTTAGATCTTGGAATTCTATAACGAATATATTAGAGGTTTCTACAGTATCTGGACAATTTCTTGCGGGAGAAACACTTGTAGGAACTGCATCAAGTGCTTCCAGAACACTAAGATCTATTGAAGTTTTTGTAGTTAAGGATGGATATTCTGATAATGAAACTATAGAAGAAGAATCGGATAGTATTATTGATTTTAGTGATGCAAATCCATTCGGAATGCCATAGTATAAATACTAGTTATTACTTGGTTAACCGATAATATCGGAACTTAAAAAAATGTTTGAATATTTCTATCACGAAATTT